ACGGCTGCGCCAAATTTCAATGTCCAGCCTAGCCGCCTCAAGTTCCCATTTGAGGGTTTCTTCCTTTTCTATTGCCAGTGCCATGCCCTTAATTAGCTGGACATATTCAGGGTCTGCGTAAGCCTCACGCTCTTGGGCGTTTGCAGCCTCTACGCCCGACTTTAAGGAATCCTTCATCAACATGGCTTTTTTAGACTTGCGGAATTCCTCAAGGTAAACCCGCTGGGCCTTGGCCTCGCCGTAAAGTGGTGCTCGATCCCTGATTGACTGTGCTGCGTCTTCGGGAATCAAGTCTTTTCCTCAATGGTGTAAAACCAATCATCCCCGGCAGACCACTTGCGAGTGCCGTCCACTGTCCACAAGTTTTTAGCAGCTTGGAAGTCAGGAAACTTTGTCTCAGCAGGGATCAGGCTTTGGTCGTACCACAAGCATCTGTTGTTAGGCTGGCAGGCAAACTGGCCGTTATCCAGCTTGATCCAGTTAAACGACTTGTGTTCTTCAGCTTGCTCTGTAAAGCCTGTGTCCAGCGCCATTTCATCAGCGCAAAAGTCCACTGTAAACATGTACTGCCCAAAGTGCCATTGCTTATCTTTGCCAAGAAACTTAACACCCAGATTGCGTAGCCCGATCTTTTCCACAATGGTGAACTTGTAGCCCATACAGTCCCACAATTGCAAAGTGTCAATAGGCAAGTTGCTAGCGCCCTCTTTCCAAACATAAGCATGGATGGGCAGCTTGTCGTACAGCGCCCCGTAAGCAGGCAGCAGCGACTCAATGCGAAACACCTGGCCGCGCAGGGCTTTTAGGCTAACCCAAATGGCAGGCTCAAGTTCGCCATGCCCCTTGGTAAAGTTGTACAAAAATTCACGCTTAACAAAACATTTGACAGGCGGCAACGATGCCACGATATAGCTCATTAAATTTCCTTAACTCCAACATCCACACCCGCATTGGCTGCGTAAACTTTGGTCACATGGGCATCCACGATTTGCGTGTCATCCATGTAAACAATCCCGTTCATGGCATCACAAACAGATTTCGCCACGTTGTCCCAATCTGGCTTCTTTGTAGGGCGCTCCAGACCGCTTAAACAGGCTTCTGTGCGCTTTTTAGAGTACGACTTAGGCACTGCCAGCTTGATGTAGATGTAAACTGCCACAGCGCCTTGTAACGGGTCTAGGTCTACCATTGCAATGTTGGCGTGAAACCTGACCAAATCTTCGTAACTGGTGGTTTTTTTGTCTGTGTAAGTCTGCACAAAGTTGCCGCGCCGTGCAAATTTAGGCCGCCCCTTGCCGTGGGGATCGCCTGGCACTTCAAACGTGAGCACGCTGCCTATTCATTTCGTCACGCAATTTATCAAACGCCGACTGACCACGAATCCGCGCTATGTCGTATGACACCTTGCGCCACCACAAATGGGCTGCGTTTGCCCCCATCTCTCTGGCCTTCTGCCTGTGGCGCTTGATCCATTCCCTTGCTTCGCATTCCAGCATGTAACTCATCAATGTCCCCTGTTAACTCCAGTGCCTGATTAATGATGTGCAAAGGGTAGCGTTTACCCTCACGGGCCTTGTCCAAAATCTGCATAGCTGTAAAGTGATTCATTTAAACCATTCTGGTTGCGTGACTTGTAGCTGGTAAAGCCTGCCATTAGGTAGCTTCTTCCAGTGCGTTACAGCCGCCCTAGACACCCCTAGCAGCCGCGCCAGCTTTGCCTTGCTACCAGCTTTGGCAATGGCGGTTTGCAGCGTTGCCTGTTGTTGTTCAGTAATTAATTGCATTGTTGTGCTGTTTCAAAAAAAACAGGGGTAGCTTCGCCCCTCTGTGCATTGCATTTGCGGCACACAGGGACAACATCAAGGGGTTTGTTGTAATCACGATGGTCGTAGCGATCTGCCATTTCATTGCAATCAACACACACAAGCGTTTTTGCAGGCGCAAGGATGCCTTTCTTGACAGCTTGATTAACCGCATTGTGTGCGCTTGTTGCGCCAGTCCGTTTGCTTTTGCCGTCTACACAAGGAAAGCAAAACCTAGCTGCTGGCTCTCTACCAACAATGCGCTTGTTGCAAAAATTACACACGCCAATCATTTTTTGCCAATCTTTTTTAAAAAAATCTTTGGATAAGCTAGTTTGACAGAGGGTGGAATGCCTCTTGTTAGCCAATTGTGAACCCTTTGCGTAGAGTTAAATTCCAACCGCTTGGCAACAGAAGCAGGCCCACCAAGATGGGCAATCAAGTCTTTGTCAGATTGAATCTGGTGTTCTTTGTTCATGGTTGCATGTTAGCAACAATTTGCAAAAAGTCAACACTCTGTGAATTTATTTTAAACAAGTTGTTGACTGCTGGATTGTTTCTTTGCTATAGTTCAATCAATCCCACTAATTCGGTGGGTCTTTTTGGAGCAACTATGAACATTCACTTTGACAAAACCATTGAAGGTTTTATCTTTACTGGCCTTGCCGAGCTAGAGCCTGCTGAACCAGCCACAGACATTGATCCCGCCTGGCCTGCCATCGTTACAGTCTACGCTTTGCATCTGGACGGGTCGCACAAAGACTGCCTTGAGATCATCAACCCTGCAATTGTGCAGCGCATCGAACAAATGATTCTGGAGGGTCTATGAACCCATCAGACCGCGCAGATGCTGCGCTTGACTTCTTGCTTGCCCTCATTATTGGCGTAGCACTAGCCGCTGTTCTGTTCTTCTGGTGGTCATCATGAATGCCGAGCAGATCATCCAAGCCGCTGAAACCGGCAGCAAGTGCAGCACAGACCCGCTTGTCCGGTGCGCCTACCAAGTGGGTTTTTTACGGCATAGCGTGTTTGAGTTGTGCCAAGTCATAGAAGATCAGCGCCGCCATCTCCAGATTGCCACTGAAGAACTGCAGCACTTACAACGTGAATTAACTTGAAAGAAACTATGAAAAACATTGCAACCGCGCTAGTTCAAGCGCAAAAGGCTTTTGGCCCAGCCCTGAAGTCATCTACAAACCCGCACTTTCGCAGCAAATACGCAGACCTTGGCGCTTGCGTTGATGCCGTAATGAGCAGCCTTAACAGCGCTGGCATTGCGTTAATCCAGCGCACCAGCGAGGATGCCACAGGCGTAACTGTTGAAACAGTCTTTATCCACGAATCTGGCGAGATGCTGGAATGCGGCAAGCTGCACGTTCCGGCCAGCAAGCAAGACCCACAAGGCTACGGCAGCGCCCTGACATACGCTAGGCGCTACAGCCTGATGGCAGCTTGCGGCATCGCCCCTGAAGATGACGATGGCAATGCCGGAAGCCGCCGCACCGAAATCAGGACAGTGGACGGGCTGACAGACCACCTTAGCGCCATCAATGCAGCCGCTGATGAGCCACAGCTAATCAAGGCTTTTAAGGAAGGCTACGCTGCCTGTAAGGGTGATGAAGCCTGGCAGAACACCATCATTAAGGCCAAGGATGCCATGAAAAAGAAATTGGGAGCAGTCTAATGGAACAGCGCACACCCGAATGGTTTTCCGCCCGTCTGGGCAAAGTGACCGCCAGCCGCATCAGCGACATCATTGGCAAAACTCAGTCCGGCTATTCAGCCACCCGAGCCAATTACATGGCGCTGCTGATCTGCGAAAGGCTGACCGGCGCTGCTGCTGAGTCTTACAGTAACGCATCCATGCAGCACGGGACAGACACAGAGCCAGCAGCCTTGTCTGCGTATGAGGCCGCCAAAGGCGTTTTAGTGCAAGCTGAAGGCTTTGTAACCCACCCGTCAATTGAGCAGTCTGGGGCATCTCCTGATGGCTTGGTGGGCGACTCTGGCTTGATTGAGATTAAGTGTCCTAACACTGCCACCCACTTGGATACCTTGCTGGGCAAAAAGATGCCCACAAAGCACCGCGCCCAAGTGCAATGGCAGATGGCTTGCACTGGACGGCACTGGTGCGACTTTGTGAGCTTTGACCCGCGCCTGCCGGAGAGACTGCAAGTGTTCATTGTGCGCGAGGTTTACGACCCTGCTTATGTGGCAGGGCTGGAAGCTGAGGTGGTTAAATTTCTTGGTGAGATGGACAGCAAAATTAAGGAACTTGAAAAATTATGAAATACGACATTAAATATGCCGCCCGTGAGTACGAATCGCAGGGGCAGAAAAAGACCTACTGGACTACGCACGGCACTGTTTGGGCTGAGAATGGCAAGATGAAAATTAAGCTAGACAGCATTCCCGCCCCGTTTGATGGCTGGTTTCAATGCTTTGAGCAAAAGACAGATGCGCCAGCCTCTTTCTCTGCCCCGCCTGCTGCCCGTCCGGTAAAGGCATCTAGCGGGTTTGATGACATGCCGGACGATATACCTTTTAATTAGAACGGGTCTATAATGGTTGCTCCAAAGTCACTGGGGTTCAACATGATTCGTTCTAAAGAGTGTTTTAAGTGCAAAGCCGTCAAGCCATTGGAGGAGTTTTACAAGCACCCCCTAATGCCTGACGGCCATGTCAACAAATGCAAGGAGTGCAACAAAAATGATGTCACAGCCAATAGAAATAAAAATCTACAAAAAATCCGTGCTTATGATCGTGAAAGAGCAAAAATGCCCGAAAGAGCAAAGGCAGCTCAAGCCATTTCACAAGCATGGAGACAAGCTGACATTCGCCGTACCAGAGCACATAACGCAGTTGCCAGAGCCGTTAGGAAAGGGACTCTTGTCCGTTGCCCGTGTGTTCAATGTGGAGAGGTTAAATCTCTGGCTCATCATGAAGATTACGACAAGCCTCTGGATGTTGTTTGGCTTTGCCAGCCATGCCACAAGACCCGTCATAAAGAGTTAATTCTTGGGGCAGCGCTGTGCTTCCCGCAGTTGCCTGGCGCGTAAGTCCCCTTCTTTTTTTAAGGTGCATCATGGACTACAAAGATTTTTTTAAGAAAATTATTCCAGCGGGTGAGTTTGGCCTT